AGTATTGGAATGGCTCTGCTTGGGTCAGTGCAACTGAAGGTGTACAAGGACCTGCAGGTACTGCTGGACCAACTGGACCTACAGGACCATCAGGTGGACCTACAGGACCAACTGGACCTGAAGGACCTACTGGACCTTCTGGTGGACCAACTGGTCCAACTGGTGCAGATGGACCAACAGGACCTACTGGACCAATTGGTTCTATTGGCTCAACTGGACCTACTGGAGCCAATGGAACGGTAGGACCAACAGGTCCTACTGGTGCTGCAAGCACCGTTACAGGACCGACTGGTGCTACAGGACCAGCCTCTACAGTTACTGGACCAACAGGTTCAACTGGCCCAACAGGTCCAACAGGACCAGCCTCAACTGTTACTGGACCTACTGGACCAGCAGTTACAGGACCAACTGGACCGACAGGAGCAACTGGCTTATCTGTTATTGAAAACTACAACGTAACAAATACTGCTGGTGGTGCTGGTTCCTACACAATCAATGGAGCAACTAATCCAACTCTTACCCTTGTTCGAGGTCAAACATACTTCTTTACAGTAAATGCTCCAAGCCATCCTTTCTGGATTAAGACTGCTGCTGTTACTGATAACGTTACTTCCCTCTATAACACAGGCGTTACTAATAATGGCGATGATGTTGGCGGTATTACCTTTACCGTTGCTGCTGGTGCTCCCAACACGCTGTACTACATCTGTCAATTCCACTCTTCAATGCAAGGAACTATCAATATAATCGGATAACTTTAAAACGGAGAACATATATGGAATATCCAAATTGGTTTGCAATGGGTGCTCAGTATTACTTTAATACACACTTATTTTTGTATGCGGACAAGAGTTTAAAGTGTCTGCAAATTGGTGCGTATACAGGTGATGCTACTTGTTGGCTTTTTGAGAACATCTTAAAAAACCCAAACTCTACACTTACAGATGTTGATACGTGGGAGGGTTCAGATGAACCTGCTCATCACGATTTAAATTGGCAAAGCGTTGAACAAGCCTATGATGCCAAAACCTTGATTTACCAACAAGAAAAAAGACTGGTCAAAAGAAAGATGACCAGCGATGACTTCTTTAAAGAAGATACAGGTTCTTTTGATTTCATCTACATTGATGGGGACCACAAAGCACTGTCGGTCTTAAAAGATGCCTCTAATGCAATTACGCGGTTAAACCCTAAAGGAATACTTGCCTTTGATGACTACACATGGTCACTTGGTAAGGGTCCTGAGTTTGACCCTAAACCTGCTATTGATGCAATCCTTGTTTGTGCAAAAAATGAGTTCACGGTATTAGAGATAGGACATCAAGTATGGCTGCAGAAAAACTAAAGATTGCTGTTTATTGCATAGCCTTAAATGAAGAGCAGTTTGTTCGTAAGTGGTATGAGTCTGCAAAAGACGCAGACTTTCTTTTAATTGCAGATACAGGCTCTACTGACAACACTAAAGAAGTTGCTAAAGAACTTGGTATCCACGTTATAGATGTAAACATAGTTCCTTGGAGATTTGATACTGCCCGTAACGCATCTATGGCGGGTCTTCCTAAAGACATTGATTACTGCATAGCCTTAGACATGGATGAAGTATTGGTTGAGGGTTGGAGACAACATCTTGAAGATATGCCTCGCAATATTACTCGACCTAGATATAAGTACGTCTGGTCTTGGAACCCTGATGGAAGTGAGGGTTTAACCTACGGCGGAGATAAAATTCATGGGCGTAGGGGTTACATGTGGACCCACCCTGTTCATGAAGTGATGCGTGGTTATGGAGTTCCAGAGCAGCAGGGTTGGATTGGTTTAGAGATTCACCATCATCCAGATAACTCAAAATCTCGTGGACAATACTTTGAACTATTGGAAATGGCTGTAGCAGAGGCTCCTAACGATGACCGCAACTCACATTACTTAGGGCGAGAATACTTCTTTCACAACATGTTAGATAAGGCTAAAGAAGAATTACAACGCCATCTTTCTTTACCAACAGCACAGTGGAAACCAGAACGTGCTGCTTCTATGGTTTATTTGGGCAAGTGTTATCAAGGCGAAGAAAGAGAAGCGTGGTTTATTAAGGCTTCTCAAGAATGCCCAGAAAAAAGAGAACCGTGGGTTGAACTAGCCCAGTATTACTATGAAAATCAAATGTGGGAAAAGTGCTACGCCGTTATCAAGATAGCCTTAAATATCCAAGTAAAGCCTTTAGAGTATTTAAACGACCCTAAAGCCTGGGGAGAATTGCCGTATGACCTTGCTGCTATTGCTGCTTACAATCTAGGTCATAAAGAAGAAGCCCTGACGTATGGGGAAAAAGCCATTACCCTTAATCCTACAGACGAACGTCTAAAGAAGAATCTAGAATTTTACAAGGAGCCTTGATGCGAGGCAAACGTTTAGAAGGTCGATTTAATATCGCCTATGAACAGAAACGAATCTCCGAAAGCATACAAGAGGATTTACAACTCCCTGTAGGCGTAGAGGTTGACTGGTTCCGTTGGTCTAACGATTACCGTGACTCCAATGTGACCACCGTCTATGACGATATTTACGATGTCTCTAGCAATACCCCTGGCGAAGGTCGTCGTTGGATGCTTCCATTTAACATGCCTTGCGTTACCGCTCAATTAGTTCGAGGCAGTAATGAGATGAATGAGCGAGGCTTCTACGTTGTAGATAGCCTAAGACTGGTCTTAAATGTTGGGGATGTACAAAGACTTCTGCCAAATATGCTCGTAAACCCTGACAATCATATTAAAGACCGTATCCTTTACCGAGGAAATGTCTTTGTTCCAACCAGGGTAAATCCACGGGGAGCCTTTAGTTATAACTTTGCGGTTGTAACTGTTGATTGCACCGAAGTGAATGCTGACGAGTTGGTCAATGACCCACAATTTATGCAATATGCCCAAAAGAGTACCAAAGAGTTACCGCCTATTGTTTATGCAGGGTACGGTAAGGGAAACTTTGGAACTGAACAGTACGGAAGGTAACCATGTCACTAACACAAGAACAATATGATGCAGCAAAGGCTGTCCTTGAAGCAGAACTTGCAGAGGCATTAGATGAGCGTGAAAAAGAACGCATCACAAAGGCTCTAGCAGATATTGAAGCGTTGGTTATAACTGATGCCACTGAATAAGCCTAATTACGGCGATTTAAACTGGCACACACCACTTAATGCTGCCTTAGATTACTTAGATGCAAAAGTTTTGCCTACTGGTCCAACAGGACCTGCAGGAACAACAGGACCAACAGGACCTGCAGGAACAACTGGACCAACTGGTGCAGTCGGAACACCTGGAGTTACTGTAGTTGCTGTTCCAGCAACTCGTACCTCTACTGGGGTTGTTGGACAAATTGCGGTTGATACTAACCATGTCTACATCTGTATTGGAACCAACTCTTGGGCACGAATAAATCGAGATAACTGGAATTAATGGCTGAGAAAAAGAAACCTGTTAAACCAGAGAAGCCAGTAACACTTGCTATTGGAGTTCCTGGTCGTAAGGCCCATGTAACTCATAAGGTTTCCAAAAATAAAAAAGGCGATGTCGTGGTAGAGCATACCAACGTTAAACTAGGAAAATATGACAAGATTAACCTTACCCAAAAAGGTGGAGCAAAAAATATTAAGCAAGGTGTAAAAGCAGTAAAGCAGTGGCATAAATCAAACCCTCATAGAAAGCAGGGCAGATAATGGCAACTAAGGGACCTTGTTGGGATGGTTATGTTCAAAAAGGGTTTAAAAATAAAAACGGTAAAAAAGTGCCAAACTGTGTTCCAGCAAGCACTGCTTCCTCTAAAAAATCTAAAGCAAAGAAAGTCAAATAATGGCAGCCAAAAAGAAGCCTGTTAAAAAAGCCTCCAAGTCAAAAGTTAATGAGGCTGGTAACTACACTAAACCAGGAATGCGTAAGGCTTTGTTTAACAAGATTAAAGCAGGAACTAAAGGCGGAGACCCAGGAGAGTGGTCTGCACGTAAGGCCCAACTACTTGCTTCCGAATACAAAAAATCTGGTGGGGGTTATAAAGACTAATGGCTCTAAAGAAGTCTCAAGCCTCTTTAAACAAGTGGTCTAAAGAAAAATGGCGTACCTCTGATGGAAAAGAGTCTAAGGGGAAAAAACGCTACTTACCTGACTCTGCTTGGAATTCCCTTTCTCCAGGGGAAAAGGCTGCGACAAATCGTGCTAAAGCCGAAGGCAATAGCAAGGGCAAGCAGTTTGTAAAACAACCAAAATCAATTGCCAAAAAAACGGCACGACATAGATAGGAAACGCCAATGTGTGCAGCATGCGGATGTGGAAAGAAAAAGGGTCAGCCAGGATTCGGTAAGGGTCCAAAGGCAAAGGCCAAAGGCAAGGCATGTACCTGTGGTACTTGCAAGGCTTGTAAGGCAAAGAAGAAGTAATGTGTGCTACCTGTGGGTGCATGCGTCCTAAAGACAAGCATGGCATGAAGACTCTTGCTTCCGCCAACAAAAAGTTTGCCAAAAAAGACAGCAGTAAGAAGTCCAAGCCAAAATCAAAGTCAAAGGATAAGTAATGGCAAATAAGCCTCTTCCCTATAATAAAAAGAATGACTCAAAGCAAGACCGTGCAACAACCAAAGGCTTAGACAAGGAAGAAAAAGCCAAGTTTGAAAAGATGGACAAGAAGCACCGCAAGCCAAAAAACCAGGCAGATGACCGCCGTATGGATGAGGCTAATGTGCGTAAAATCAAGGCTACAGAAAAACGTCATGAAGCCCGTGAGGGTAAGAAAGGCGAAAAGGCCGAGGACAAGCGAGAGCGTAAGTCCAAAAAGAAATAGTGAGTTAAGCCCCCGTAATTATTGCGGGGGCTTTATTCTTTAAGCAGTAAAAACTATGCGGGTTTTTACTGTACTACTTGCTGATTATGTGAGACCTCTGGGAGGTTAGTTATGTCTATTCCGTGGTATGAACAGGTTGCCAACATTCATTCTGCCAGCGAACGTGACGAATTTGTTAAGGGTATGTACGGTCAAAGACCCAACAGTCAGCACACCTTTTTAATCGGGTTGCTTGCTGGTTACTTTGGGACTAAGTACGCAACCAACGCAATATTCAAGAAGTCACGCCGTGAAAACAACTAATTACAGAGAAGTCTTAGCACAGTCAGCACGAGAGACAGCAGTCATGATGACTGCCGAGTTACGTCAAGAGTGCCTTTCTAGTGGTTGGCCCGACTCTATCGTTAACCGTATAAAGGTTAAATTTTCAAGCAATAAGTTTATTATCGACATTCCAGAAGAGTTGAAAAAAGAGGTTGGCAACTTAGAGTACGGAACTCCTGATAAGCAACTTACTGCTGCCCTTCACCGTTACGGCAACAGAACCAGCAATGCCGAGTCCTTCCTTCTAAAGAGAGCGAGGAAGTTACTGTGATTGGTCAACTATTTTTAGCAGAAGACGAAGCCCTAAAGAACTTACTAAAAAACATGGTCGTAACAGACCAGAGAGCAAATTCAGAGGGAGCAACTCGTCCCGTCGGAGTTTGGTTTGGAATGCCTGACCAAGAACTCCGTGAGCAGTCATTTCCCTATATGACCATCGACCTTATCGATATTGCCGAAGACCGTGAACGAGCCATGCGTGGGACTATTGATGACTCTGATTATGCGTACTTTAAGTACATGAAACCTACTTTAGCCCAAGGTAAAGGTGCAAAACAAAGTTTTCCAATACCAGTTTATCTTGATTATCAAGTAACAACTTTTGCTCGTCATCCAAGACATGACCGACAAATTTTAAGCGACCTCTTGTATACAAGACTACCGCTTAGATTTGGTTCACTATCTACCAACGATGAAACAATCCGTCGGTTAGATGTACTAGATGTTGCCAAACGTGACCTTGTTGAACAAGGAAAGCGTTTGTACAGCAATGCAATAAGAGTGCGTATTTCATCCGAAATGCCACTAACCCAATACCGAGAACTATTTAAGGTGCAAAAAGTTACAACATCGGGACCTCTTGGAACTCCTCGTGGGAGATTCTATGGGGTCGAAACGTTCACAATAACGCCATAATAACGATAACACTAAACCCTAGTTAGGAGAAAAAAGAATGACAGTTTACAAACGCCCAGGCGTTTACATCAGTGAACGTTTGTTACCCGCACCTGTTGGCGGTCTTGGCACAGCCCAAGCAGCAGGAGCAGTAGTTGGTACGTTTCCAAGTGGTCCAACCACAGCAACGTACGTTACATCTTGGTATGAATTTACTAAGTATTTTGGTGGCTATAACGCCGCTTTTCCAGCAACTTTCCAAGTTGGAGCCTTTTTCCAGAACGGTGGACGCGAACTTTACGTAAAGCGCATGCTTCCAACCGACGCAGCAACTGCAGGAACAACAATTGCTCGTGCAGCAGGAACAGGAAATGTTCTTACATTTGCTGCTCGTGATAAAGGAACAGATGCAAACAACCTTCGAGTACAAGTAACTGCAGGTATTGCAGGTGCTGGATACTACAACATTACTGTTTACAAAGAAGGAGTTGCAGGAACCGCTTCAGACATTACAAATGATGTGCTTCTTGAGTCTTTTGAGAATGTTGTATTTGCGGGAGCAACTCTAAGCGATTACGCAGAAACAGTAGTAAACACCCTATCTCAGTACATTAGACTTACTATTAACGATTCAGTTAATGCTCCTAGTACTGCAGTATTCCCACTAACTGGTGGTTCAAATGGTGGCACTATTGTTCAAGCAGACTTCAACGATGTTGCTACAGGTTACATAGCAGAGTTCAACAAAATTGACCGCCCTCTTGTTGTATTTTTCCCAGCACTAGATGTGCTTATGGGTGCAAATACTGCAAACTCAATTATTGGCGAAGCAATTTCTTGGGCTGCAGGAGATGGTAAGCACTTTGTTGTTGCAGAAACTCCAGCAGCACGTACTGTAACTCAGGCTATTGCTGTTGCTACAGCAATTGTTGGCTACAGCCATGGTGCTGTGTATTACCCACACTACTACATCACTGACCCAGTAGGTCGTGGTGCTTCATCAATCCGTTTAATTGGACCTGCAGGAGCAGTTGCTGGAATTTACTTAGCAACCGATGCAACTGTTGGACCATTTAAGTCCCCAGCAGGTATTGGAACTACTGTTGCAGGAGCAATTGCTCTTGAAAAGTCCTTTACATCAGCAGAACTAGACGCAATGAATATTGCTGCTGGTCCAGTAAATCCAATTCGTCAGATTCCAGGTGCAGGTCTCTCAGTAATGGGTGCTCGTACTTTGAAGCAAGACGGAACTGCAAACAAGTATGTAAACATGCGTCGTTCTCTTATCTTTATTCGTAAGAAACTGAACGACCTATCTCAATTTGCACTATTTGAGAATAATGATGAAAGATTGTGGGAACGTATTGACACAACCTTTACATCATTCTTAAATGAATACCGTAATCAAGGCGGTCTTCGTGGTGCATCAGCAGCAGAGGCTTTTTTCGTAAAAGTTGATGCTGAAAACAACCCAGACAATCTGATTGCTCAAGGACAAGTTAACATCGAAGTTGGAGTTGCTCTGCAATATCCAGCCGAGTTTGTAATCATTACCTTAAGCCAAAAGACAGCAAACTAAGAAAGAAGGTAAAGTAAATGGCAAGCATTTATCAAAATCGGTCCACGTTAACAACTGACCCGATTCGTAACTTTCGGTTTCTTGTCAATTTTAGTGCTGTTAATAGCACTGACACAAACCTAAACATTGCAACAGCAACGTTAGGGTTTACTTCAGTGTCAGGCTTAGCGGTAACGACTGACTCGATTCCGTACCGTGAAGGTGGTTTCAACACTACCGTTCATCAAATCCCAGGACAGACTTCATTCCAGCCAATTACGCTACAAAATGGTGTGGTTATTGGAAAGAAGGCAAAGTGGGACTGGATGCGTAACCTATTTGCAACAGTGCAAGGTGGACCAAAGCGCACTATTGACCAAGGATTCCGTTGCGATGTAACCATTAAGGTTCTAGCACACCCAATCCCAGTCATTACTGCTGCCGAAGAAGGCGTTAAAGATGTTGCAATGCAATTCAAAGTCTACAACGCATGGCCTACTGCTGTGGCATACTCAGACCTAAACGCTGGTGACAACTCTCTATTTGTAGAGCAGATGACTCTAGTGCACGAAGGTTTTGATTGCTCATGGTCAGGAATGACTAACAATGTATTTACACCAGCACCAGCAATTGGTGCTTCTGGTGGTAACTAACTAAGAAAAGAATAGGAACACAATATGAGTACACAAACAGTTAATACTGTTAAAGCAGCAGATAATCCCGACCTTGTAAACCAGATGGTTGCTCAATCTTTGGCAGAAAAGCCTGGAGATAAAAGCGTAACCATTCTGCATCCTTCTGAAACTGTAGTGACACTCCCTGGCGGGTATGTGACACCCGCTGGGGAAGTCATTAGAGAAGTCGAAGTACGTGAACTAAACGGTAAAGATGAAGAAGCAATTGCTCGTTCTACTAATGTAGGAAAGGCACTGCTAACGATTCTTTCTCGTGGAGTTGTACGTATCGGAGAAGAAAAAGCCACTGAAGATATGCTAGATAGCCTACTTGCAGGTGACAGAGATTTCTTAATGATTGCTATTTATAAAGCAACTTTTGGAAACACTGCCATATTGCAAGGCATCTGTCCAGAAGACAATACCTTTAAAGAGGTTGAAATCAACATTGACGAAGATGTAAAGATTAAGGCTGTTCTAGATGTTTACCAACGTAACTTTACAGTTGATTGCAAAGTAGGTCCTGTAGAAATTTCACTACCTACTGGGCACACACAAAAAGACCTTGTAAATAACGCTGATAAAACAGTGGCAGAACTAACCACTATTTTGCTAGAAAACTGCGTAAACACAATTAACGGCAGCCCTGTGATTGGAAAAGCACAGGTACAAAATCTCGGTGTTAATGACCGCAAAAAGATTGCGTCAGAAATTAACAGCCGAAACTTTGGTCCAATCTTTGACGACATAAAGGTGGATTGCCCTGATTGTGATAGCGAGGTACTTGTTCCCCTTAATCTGGGGACCCTTTTTCGTTTCTAGCACAACGGACTACTCGACATTAGTGGCTGAATGGCTTGCTTTGTCGGACAGGCATCAAGGCTGGACTCTAACCGAGATTAAAGAACTTGGTATTAGAGAAAGACGTAACTGGATTCATCTTATGCAAGAAGGCTATTAGGAGTTGAAAAGTGGCAGACGAGATTAGCGAGTCGTTATCTAAAACCAATAAGGAATTAGATGACATCGTAAAGAAACTTGCTGGCATAGAGAAATCGTTAAAGACGATTGGCTCTAGTGCTGGCAAGGTTCCTAGTGCTGTCCGTGGAGCCACAAAGGGTGGCGGAGACATTGGAAACATGTCTACCTCTACCTCCATGATGCCATCAATGGCTAAAACTTCTTTTGGTGGAGAAACAGCCAACCAAGAGTTTATGAACCGCTATAAAGAAGCGGGAAATCTTTTAGGTTTAGGTAAATTTAGCAACAACCAGATGGCCTTGGGTATTGGTCAAGGTGTTGCTCAAATGGGCATGGGTTTACTTGGTGGAGCAATGATGGCTGTTCCATCTGCTACCTCTGTTATGGCAAGTTCGGCTAACTATTACGGAGCCTCCATCCGTTCAGGTGGTCTTGGGTATCAACAAATTACCAATATGACTATGAAGGGTCTTGGTCCACTAGGAATAACTAGCGAACAATCCCCTGCTGCAACTGCTGCAATTTTGGCTGCTCGTGGTGTTATGCCAGGAACTGCTCAATTTAAAACCATGATGGGTGAAATTGGCGGAGCAGCAAGATACATGAATATGGCAAATGAAAATGCTGCGGTTGCTCTATCTGGTTTAACTCAAGGTGGAATGAGTGCACGTCTTTATCAGGCTGGTATAAGTACATTTGATAGAGAAAAAGGCGAGTTCCGTGGTGGTTCAGCAGTCTTTAATCAAATTCTTGACCGCATGACTTTTGGTCGTGACAAAGCCTCTGTTAAAGACACTATGAATAGCATTCAAGGTGGCTTCTTGCAACAGACTGCAAACTCATTAGGAATGTCTGAAGACCAAAGACAAATGTTTTATCAAACAGCCATTAATCGTGCAGGTGGCACAGAAAAAGATTTGGCTAAATTAGGTATTGGTGCAAACCCACTTGAAGCACAAAAAAGAATTGTTCAATCAGATGTTGAAACTTTAAACGCTTACGTTAAACCTGTCCTTAAAGGAATGGAAAATGCTGCAGATATTGTAGAAGCAGCAAACCGCGGACTACAAAAATTTGCAGACCAACTTGGTTATGTTAGTGGACTCATGGGTGGTATTGGGCAAAGCCGTGTTGGTGCAGGACTTGGTGTTGCAACTGGAGGCTTCTTAGGTGGTGCAGGAACTATCCTTGGAGCACTAGGTGCTGGAGCATTATTGAAGGGCGGTGCTTCTAAAATTAGTGGTGCTCTTAAAGGTGCTTTTGGTAAAATTGGCGGAATAAAAGGTCTTTTAGGAAAAGCAGGTGCTTCTGGTTTAACTTACGCGGGTCTTGAACAAGGGCAAAAGTTTTTAAATAAAGCAAACGTTCCAGATGAAGTTCGCTATATTGCAAACCTTCTTTATGATGCAGGTCAAGGTGGTCTTACTGGATTAGCCACAGGTAATCCTTATGTAGGTCTGGCTGGAGTTGCTGCAGGTACTGCTGGTGCGGTTGCAAATCCTTACGGTAAGGGTGGGCCTTCTGGTAATTCTTTTGGTGGTTCTTTTGGTGCAAGTCAATCTCAGATGGCTCTTTCAAGCCCCGTTGCAGGTGGTTTAACCAGTGCTTCTTATGGTGATAAAGGAAAAATTTGGAATGGTGGAAAGCACACAGGAAATGATTATCCATGTCCAATTGGTACAGATGTTCGTGCAACCATGGACGGTGTTGTCTACAACGACAACCCAACTAGCGAATACGGTAAGACTGTTCAAATAGACCATGGCAATGGTTATCAAACATTATTTGGTCACCTTTCAAAGGTGCTAGTTTCAAATGGTCAAAAAGTTAAAAAGGGCGATGTTATTGGTAAATCAGGTGACACTGGAAATGTAGATGGTCCTCACGTTCACTATGAAGTACGTAAAGGAAAGAATAACCCTGTTAATCCAGACCAACTACAATCAGGAGCAGATGGTGGTTTTTCTGCAGTAAATGCTTTAACCTCTGCCAGTTTAACTACCTCTATATCTGGTACAGAGGGTAACAATGTTGCTCTGTCAAAACTTTTAGGTTCAGGAACTACTTCTTCTTTAGCACAATCTTTTACAACTTTAGGTGGTGTACAAGGAGCCTCATCTGCTTATGGTGGCACTGCTGGTGGCGGAGGTTCAGGAACTGCAAAAGTTATTCTGGGAACAGGTAGTGAAAGAGAGTGGGCTACTGGGCTTCTTGGAAAACTTGGTGCACCTGTTAGTGAAGCCTCTATTAATGCACTTACAACTTGGATGCGACATGAGGGTGGACACTGGAAAAACTCTGCTAATTACAACCCGTTAAACACAACGTATTCAATGGCTGGTTCCACCAGTATGAATTCAGTTGGAGTTAAAAGTTACAAGTCTTGGGAAGATGGCTATGCAGCAACTGTTAATACCTTGACTGGTAAAAATGCTGCAGACCGTGGGTACTCTGCAATTGTAAGTGCTCTAAAGTCAGGAGCATCAACAGATGCTATTTTAGATGCCGTAAATAAATCTGCATGGATGACTGGAAAAACTGGTGGAAGTCCTTACAAATTTCAAGGTGGTAGTACAGGTCTAAGTGTTGCATCCCCTTCTATGTCGTATAGTGGTGGCGGTGCTAATGTAACTATAAACGCTACATTTAATAATGCAACCGAAAATGAAGCACGTCAATTAGTTCAGTTAGTAAAGAGAGAGTTAGAAAGTTCTTTGTCACTTAGTACTATGGGGAGAAACTAATGGCAAACAAGAATGTAAAACCTCTATTTCAGGACTTTGGTGCTAATAATATTGGGTATACCTTTATAATAAATAGAGCACTTCAAGACCCTAGATATGCTGAAACCGAACGCCGTAGCACAGTAGCAGACATAAAACAAAGAGCCAAAACTGCTGCCGAATTAAAAAAAGACCTTGATGCTGCAGTAAAGGCTCAAAAAGCAAATCAAACAGCAATAACAAAAGCATCATCAGAGATTGCTGACTTAGATTCTAATGCTGACGGTATAGCCAACAATCCAGCAAATCAGGCTACCTTAAATACAAAAATTGCTGCTGCTAAAGTTTTAGACCAGAAAAAAGTAACTCTTCAAAAAAGCATTACGACCCTTGAAAAAGAAATTGTAAGTAATGAGAGAACTCTTTCTAATCAAAGCCTACTACTAGCCAAACTAGATAGCATTACGGGAGTAACTAGCAATGTATTAATTAAAGGTGGCACAGTTGATTCTACAAATAATACTTCTGCTGCAGGAGCAGAAGCCATATTGGAGTATTTTTATAATGTTCCTATGATGAAATCCGCTTACTTTTCTAATGCAGGTATTCAATCTCGTTTAACAGATGCTGGAATTAATCTTCCAGCACCTATGGGTGACGCTCAAAAAGATGCGTTTAAAAATAACGGCACTCGTGGTGCTATTCAAATGAATGCTGAGACTGCAAAATACTTAAAAGAAAAACTACCAACTAAAAAAGGTAAGCAACGAGACAATAAGGCGTACGGGTTTGCTTTCCACTACAATCCTACTGCTGTTAGTTTAAGTTATGGAACACTCTCAGATGTATCTCCTGAGTTACTGCAATACGGAGAAGGCACTAAGTTTAATCCTATTACACCACTTGGTGATAGCAAAATTTCTTTTACTCTGTATTTAAATAGAATTGACGATTTAAGTTACATAACTTCAGATGGACTGTTGCAAATGCGTGAGAAAAAAGACGGGCCAGTACGCACTTTTGCATCTACTGACTTATACCCAAAGCCAGTTGGTCAAGAGACACTTAAAGAGATTTATCGTAAAGGAACAATGTACGACCTTGAGTTTCTTTTTAAAGCGGTGCATAGTGGAAATAATGAGTACACAAGTGCACTACGTGGAAAGACTAATGATATTGGTTGGATTGCGGGTATTGCGGTTGAGTGTCACCTTGGCAATAACTTAAGGTTCTTAGGAAGAATAGACGGACTAGGAGTTAATCATTTCCAATTTAACGAACGAATGGTTCCTACACTAACCACCGTCACCGTTACGGTATCTCGTTTCTACGACATTCCACTTGGCGATTTGAAGAGGACAAACTAGCGATGATTTTTTTAGATAGTAGGTATGTGGACGGTAAAATTACACGCCCTTATAATGTGCGTCGTAATAGTTACGAACTAACTGTTTTAAGAGAGTTTCCTGACATAGTTTCTTCTTTTGTGTCATATCAGTGGGTAGAGGGCGACAGAATTGACCTTGTTTCTGCTCGTTTTTTTGGTGAACCTGAATACTGGTGGCAGATTCTGGATGCAAACCCTGAGATTATAAACGCTACAGAAATTCCAATTGGAACAATTTTAAGGATACCTAATGTCTCTTAGAAATGTTGATGAAGGCTATCAAGCACGAATAAACACATCTTATTCAGTTACCTATCCTGAGTTCCCTGCAACTACGTTGCAACCATATCAAATTTTGCTCCACCAAGAAGAGCGTTCTCACGACATTGCTGTTTTAAAGTATCAAATTTTTAGTAATTTCTTTTTTAAAGCACTAAAGACAGGAACACCTGTAACCTTTTCTTGGAGAAATAGCCCTAAAAATAAAGGGGTTTTTGTTGGGCATGTTGTAAAAGTAAAAAGACTTAAGGCTGCTCAAGCACAACAAGAACTTGAAATCCACTGCGTTGCATCTTCTTTTGCTTTAAAACAAACCAAAAACAACACCTGGAAAAACAAAACCGCTTCAGACATAGTTAAAGACATAGGAAATCAAACTAAAATAAAAACTGTAATAACCCCCAACTCAACTAAATTTAGTCAAATTTCACAGTATGGAAAAAGTTATTGGGAGTTTTTAAATGAACTGGCTTTTAAAATTGGTTACGTTATGTACGTAAAAGATGCAGTTTTATACTTTCAAGACATTGATGAAGTAATTGACAAACAAGTTGGCTCAATACCTCTTTTAAATTTTGAAACAGAGTTTGCTCCACCATTTCATTCTCCAATTGAGAGAACTTTAGATAAATTTGAGCCTATTGTTTCTGACTTGGTTGAAGACGATGACCAACCAAGAAAGAGTAACAAACTCCTTTCAGGAATTGACCCGATAACTGCTAAAGTTTACGGAACTAAAAAAGCCCCTACTTCAAGTAAAGGATTAAAAAAAGCCCAATCTGAAATTATTTTTGATGACAATACAAGTTTTGACGTTACAAATAGCAAAATGTTTGCAGACTCTTTAGCAAAAGGAAAAGCAGATAGGGCACGCATGTCAATGCCAGCAAAGTTTTTAAGTCAAGGAGACGCAAGAATTCGTCCTTACGGAGTCGTAGAAATTTCTGGGATTGATGAGACTACTGACGGCTATTGGTTAGTTAGAAGTGTGACACATACCATGAATAAGGTAGGGCACTACCAATGCGAAGGCGTTCTTGTTACAGACGGTCGTGGTTTAAAAACACAACCTGCTCGTCGTACACAAACAGGAACTGTTCCTGTATTAAACCTAACTAATAGAGGTAACGGCGAAAAAATAACTAAAAATAAACCCCCTAAACTTTCACAACCACAGTTTTCTTTTTCTCAAAGTAAAAGTGGGTATACTCAAAACAAAAGAACTTGGAAGGTTAAATAATGGCAGAAACAGCACTTTCTCTACCCTTCTCACTAGATGCTTATGGAAGAATTTCTTCAACCGAGTCTCAGCAAAAGATTTTTGCAGACAGGGTTTTATCGGTTATCGGAACAAACCTAAAAGAACGAGTGATGCTACCCGCGTTTGGCACAAACATTACCTCATACCTTTATGGGTCTATTGAAAAGGCTATATCCGCTATTCCAGACGAAATTGCACTAGCGTTTGAGAAGTTTTTGCCCGCTCTCACATACTCAAATACAAATATTACTTATGATGAACAGACTGGGACCCTTCTTCTTGATATTATCTACGAACTGCCAAACAACGAAACAACCTCGACGATTTTGGAAATTGTTGCAATTGCAAGTAAGAACCCACCAGTGCAGGAGACCTTATAATGGCTGAAGACAACTTAGTAAACGTCGATTACACCAGTAGAGACTACTACGCGTTACGTGACGAACTTATTGCAAGAATTAAATTTAGAGTTCCAGAGTGGCAAGGTTCAGATGAGTCTGACTTTGGGTTGGCTTTGGCTGAATCTTTTGCCTATATGGGCGATGTTGCTAACTATTACATTGACCGTATTGCAAATGAAAACTTTTTAGCAACAGCCACACAAAGAGAGTCTATTTTATCTACGGCTG